CGAAATACTACGTTGTGCAACCCGGTGCGCCGTGGTGCTCCCCGGACGACAACCCCGGCCCCTGGGACCCCACCACCCTCGACCACAACGGGTGGATTCGCAGCAGGTTGCCGACGGTGGGGGATGCGCACCAAGGCAGGGGCCGCGTGTGGATCCCTTGCGACGCCAGCGGCCACGTAGCGCAGCACTACACATTTATTGTCCCCGGCCAACCCTGGGCGCCGATTTGTTCCAACCCCGGCCCCTACCAACCATGAGGAAACCCATGCAACGCGACCCGCATCTTCCGCCGCCTGAAGTCTGCGACTGGCTGCTGGCGCAAGAGTGGTCGGAGGCTATTCCGACCACCCTCACTACGTTTCACCCAGGCGGGCCTGGTGGAATCACGATGCACACTGCCTACGACCACGTTCACGCAAGGGCTGCCCTTGGGGCCGATGAAGTCTTTGCGATTGAGTTGCCAGTGGAGGCCCTGGCGGTACTGCGGGCCGATGCGGAGGCCAGGCGTAAAGCCAATCGATTGGGTGAGGTCAACCCATGACCATGCTCGACGCCAACGACCCCAGCTTCTGGGAGCAATACCCCAATGGCTGCGATGTCTACGACGCGTGGGGGCGTCCGATCCCGTTCGTGGTGGCATCCAACCCGGCAACGGGGGAGGTGATCCGGTTTGAGACTGCCGGTGGAGGCATGGCCGTGGCCAAGGACGTCACCGGCGGCCCTTGGCGGCGCCACGGCTTCCACCCCGCGCCCCTGCGGGTGGTGGCGAACAGGCCGTTGGTGGAAGGCAGGCTGGGCCGCATGCCATGACCATGCAATCCCACCACTTCCCGCCCTTCTGCCACGCGGCCAGCCCCGGCCATCTGTGGTTTCGCGTGTTCGGCTGGGGTCTGTGCGTAAAGGACACCCGCCGCCACGCCCTGCTTTTCAGCGAGCGCATGAAGCTCACCGGCCGATCGATCGGGTGGCTGCACGTGTCAATGCTGCGTCCCCGCCCATGAGCAAAGGAATCACCCCCGCCGACATCGAGGCCGCGCGGGATTGGCATCAGGGCGGCGCGATGCTTTCGACCCGGGAGCTGGCGGAGGCGCTTGCGAACGCTCCCAACCCCTGCCCCATGACGGCCCTCTGTGATCGCCACGACTGGCGCCGCCCATCGATGGCGGACTACGCCTTCATCGAGGCCTGCGGCAAGCGCCTGGGCGCCAAGCTGGACCTGGCGCTGGCAACGCACAGGGCCACCCGTGTCCATGTTCGCACCCACTCGCCAACCGGGCTCAGGCCTGGCGATCCCGTGACCGTCACTGGTGGCCACGGCCGTGCCGATGGGTTTGCGGTTGATGGACTGGTCGCCATCCCCGAATGACCCGCAGCTCCTCCCGGATCCTCCGCTACGCCAGTGCGCAGACGCTGCCGCTGGCGCAGATCGATGCAAGGATCCACGAGGCGGAAGAACGCGCCAAGCGACCTGTCGTCAAGGCGCCAGAGCCCTACACCAAGAGCTTCGGGGACTTCATCGCCGAGGTCTACCCCCAGTTCCCCTTCACGGGCCACACCACGCGGCTGGTGGAGCTTGGCCAGCGGGTGTTCAATGCCGAGCTGACGCGGGCCCTGCTGATGCTCCCGCCGCGGCACTACAAGTCCACGGTGTTCAGCCGCTTTGGGCCGGCCTACTTCTTGCGCAGGTATCCGGAGCGCACGTGGGGCCAGGGCGCCCACACGCAGACGTTGGCCCAGGAGTTTGGCCAGGACGCCCGCGACTACTTCGTGGCCTCTGGCGGGATCCTGGACCCCAGCAGCGCAGGCAAGGGCCGGTGGTCGGTCGCCAATGCCCTGGGCGGCTACTGGGGCGCTGGCGTGGGCCTGGGCACCGGCTTGCCCGCGCACTTCATCAACGTTGACGACCCGATCAAGAACCGGGATGAGGCCGAGAGTGCCGCCTATCGCCGCCGCCTCTACAACTGGTGGTCGAGCGTGCTCAACACCCGGGAAGAGCCCGGCTGCATCAAGCTCATCACCCACACCAGATGGGCGACGGCCGACCTGATCGGCTGGCTCATCAAGCAGGTGGAGGAGTTGGAACGCAGCGGCGATGCGGACGCGGCCGAGCCGTGGCACGTGATCGAGATGCCGATGCTGGCCGAACCGATCCAAACGGCGGTGCCGGCCACCCTGACCCGCGAGCCGGATGAGCGCGAGCCAGGCGAGGCGTTGGACCCGGAGCGCTACGACGAGGAGTGGGCCAGGAAGAAGCGGCTCAACACCCCGGAGCGCGACTGGGCAGCCCTCTACCAGCAGCGGCCAGCACCCGACGGGGGCACAATCTTCTCCGCCCACATGTTCAGGTTCTGGGCCCCGCAGGGGCGCCCTGGCGAGCCTGGCGACGCGGTGCTCCCCGATCGCTTCATCCGCCTGTTCGCATCGGTGGACTGCGCGTTCAAGGACAACCCCGGCGCAGACATGGTGGCCATGCAGCTGTGGGGGCAAACCAACGAGGGGCTCTGGCTGCTGGACATGAAGAACGACCGGATGAGCTTCTCCACGACGCTCGACACGATCAAGCTGCTCCAGCCGGTGTGGAAGTTCGGTGAGCTGGCGATTGAGGACAAGGCCAACGGCCCGGCCATCGTGGACATGCTGATCCAGTCAGCCGCCGGCTTCATCGTCCACGCCGTCACCCCTGACGGCGGCAAAACCGCCCGGGCCAACGCCTGCACCCCGCAGTTCACCCAGGGCCGCGTCTTCTTCCCTCGCCACCACCACCTGCGCGACACGCTCACCGCCCAGCTGCTGGAGTTTCCCGGCGGCACCTACGACGACCTGGTGGACGCCACCAGCCAGGCCATTAACTTCGTGCAAGGAACCGGCCCAATGACTGTATCAACGGTGCATTATGGCCATGGTTCCGGTAGTATGATTGGCGGGGATGCCGAGATTTTGCCTGGAATGACCGCTGAGCAGATCAAGGCACTACAGGAGCTGCACGAGCACGCAGCCAGGTTCGATCCGGGGCAATGGCAATGACCGCCACCAAGCCAGCCCGGCGGCGCAGTGGCCAGGCACCGGCCGCCCCTGCTGTCGAGCCCGTGGAGGCGATTGACGGGGCCCCGCTGGCGGCTGCCGAGGGCCTGGAAACCACGGAAATCCCGGTGTTTGACGCCTATGGCCTGCCCCCGCGCACGGCGGAGTCTGATCGGCTGATCGTCGACAACGAGGCCCTGGCGCGGTGCTACGCCCGGAGGATGGGCCTCAGCACCAAGTTTTCCGCGGAGGACCTGCACGGCGCCGCGATGTGGGGCCTGATCAAGGCTGCCCGCACCTTTGAGCCTGAGCGGGGCTTCACCTTCTCCACCCACGCCGTCCCGAAGATCGTGGGGACGATCAAGCAATGGGTCAGGGATTACGGCTATGCCGTGAGGTTCCCCCACAGCTGGCGGGAGCACATGCCGAAGGTCCGGCGCCTGGCGCAGGCCGGCAAGACTGCGGCGGAGATCGTGGAGGCCATCGGCGTGCGGCCCGGCGGTGGATCGATCGTCAACGAGGCGGACGTGCGCGAAATGCTGCACGTGACTCGCACCTTCAAGCCCTGGGATGAGGTGCTGGGCCTCGACAGCGAGCCGCGGGTGCGCAACTCCCAGGTGCTGGAAGATCTGGAGTTCGAGGAAGCCGAGGAGCTCAACGGCCTCTACGACCTGGCGGCCCGGGCCTGGCGGCTGCTGGATCCCGGCGACCGAGAGACCATCGCGGCAGGGTGGGCGGCCAAGCGGCGGAACGTGCCAGGCCATCCCCTCGGGCAGTTCGCCGCGGCGGCCAAGCGGCTGGTGGGCGATCACAAGGTGCGTGGCGGCGAGACGGAGCTGGCCCCCTTGGGCTTCCCCCTTGAGTGCGGCCTGGGCGCCCCCAAGCCCTCCCGGCGGATGGTGGCCGCCGCTGGCGAGGAAGGAGAGGAGCTGCTGGAAGTGGTGGAGCAGCTGGGCCTAGGCCTCTGACCCGCAGGGCCGGGAAAGCTCTGGGCAATAGGAAAATGTGGGGCGGCTGGTGGCTCAGGCCGGGAAGATCAATCACCCAACCGACGACCCCAGCCTGCCGAGCTTCGTGCATCCTGGGCTGAAAGAAGTCACGGGCGACCTTGAAATGGTCCGCGACTGCTGGGATCTGCTGCGCGAGGCAAAGGCCAAATACCTCCCCAAAGAGCCCAAGGAGCCGCAGAGGGCCTACCAGGGCCGGGTGATGCGCTCGAAGTACCCCGCCTTCTACCGCGATGGCGTGGTGGGCTTCGCCGGGGCCCTCAGCCGGTGGTCCCTGCGATCGGCGCCGGCCAGTTTTGAGGCCGCTCAGGACAACATCGACGGGGAGGGCACGAGCCTCAAGGCCTTCCTGCTGCTGGCTGATGCGCTCGTGCTGCGCGACCAGGGCTGCCTGCTGATGGTGGACATGCCGAAGAACCTCCCGGCCAGCCGCGGGGATGAGAAGGCGTTGCAGCGCCGGCCGCTGCTGACGATGGCCGAGCGCTCGTCGGTGCTCAACTGGCGGACCACGAAGGTCGCCGGCCGCGAGGTGCCCACGGCCGTGACGGTGCGCGAGTTCCACGAGGTGGAGGTGGGGAACTTCGGCGTGGAGGTCGAGCCCCGATACCGCGTGATGAAGGGCGGCACCTGGCAGCTGATCAGGCTGGTTGCCGGCAAGGGCCGGGGCAAGACCTCGTGGAGCCAGGAGGTGGTGGACCAAGGCGTCTTCACGGGCGCCGGCAACACGCCGCTGACGGCCCCGCCGGTGGTCTGGTACCCAGGCGCGGTCGGGGGCGGCTTCGGCCGCGGCCTGCTGATGCTGCAGAGCCTGGCGGAGCTGTCGCTGGCCTGGTATCGCAAGGATTCCGACCAGGAGGAGCTGCTGCACCGCTGCGCGTTGCCGGTGGGCGTCCGCAAGGGCGTGCCGGGCGCCATGGGTGCGGACGGGCAGGTGCGATCGGCGCCGCTGGAGATCGGGCCCAATTCCATCGTGGACATCCCCAACGCGGACGGCGACTTCCGATGGGAGGAGATCAGCGGCAGCAGCCTTGAGCTGCGTGAGAAGAGCCTGGAGCGCCTGGAGGCCCTGATGGACCGCCAGACGCTGGCCTTCCTGATGAGCGGCGCGGCGAACGATCGGACGGCCACGGAGGCGATCCTGGCCAGCGCTCAGCTCACCGCGTCCCTGGCGGGTGTGGCGGAGGCCAAGGCATCGGTGATTCAGTCCGTGATGGCGCTTTGGGCAGAGATGGCCGGTGAGCAGCTGCCGGGCGATGCGGGCCTGGCGATGGAGAAGGGACTGGTCGAGAAGCCGATCGACATTGAGACCCTGCGCGAAACCCGCGAGTGGTTCAACGCCATGCTCCTGAGGCGTGGAACGGCGGTGAGCGTGTTCGGCCGGGCTGGCCTGCTGCCTCAAGGCGTGACCGCCGAGGATGAGGCGGCGGGGCTGCAGGAGGAGGAGAGGGCGCGGGAGGAGAAGGAGGGCGAGACCCCAGACGTGAACGACCCGGACGGGTGGGATGTGCCGGGGGCGGGGCCGAAGCCGGGGGCGGAAAGCTCAGGGCAACAGTAGGGATCCTGAACCGTGGCAAAGGGTGGTCGGCGTCAGTACACGCGGGATGCTCGCGGGCGGTTCTCGGGTGGCGGCGGCGGCGGCGCCAGCCGGCCAGCGGCGCAGAAGGTCAAGCGCGGCACCAATCGGCTCACGCGGGACAATGCAGGGCGGATCACCAGCGCGGGCGGCGAGGGCGCAACGGCACGAGGGGGGCGGCTCAGGACCGCAGCGGGGAACCTGAGGGCGACGCAGACGGCCAGGTTGAGGGGTGCGGGCGGGAAGGTGCGGCGGCCGATTGGTGGGGCGATGGCTGCTAAGGTTCCAAAGGTTGGCGCGGGTAAATCGGCAGTGATGGCGAAGCCGGTGCAGGTGCGGGGGAACTTCAGGCCACAAGGGGTAATGGCAAGGCCGGTAAAAGGAGAGAATCCGTTTGTCAGTGGATCAACCACAGCCAAGGATAGTGCCAGTCGCTTAGCAAACGTAAAAACGGCCAAAGCCTTTCTTGAGAAGCGAGGCTACGAAGTCGCCGTCTACAGTGGCGCCAGGCATGTCCCAGCCCGTTACAATGAAACAAAGGGAGTCATAGAAATCAACCGGGCCGCTACGCATTGGCAAAATCCAAAAGGCTCATCAGCGACAGAAAGAAAAAATCGCTTTTGGTCTTCATCCTCTCCGGTTGGGACGCTCTTCCATGAAATGGGCCACAGCAAAAGCAAAGGAGTTGGCGCAAGTTGGGTGACCGCTTCTCGTGGCGGTACTTACGAAGAAAGACTGCGGAAGGGGTCGAGATCTATGCAGCTTGCCAAGAGAGTCAGCAAATACGCCGCAACAAATCCAGCTGAGTTTATTGCCGAAGCATACGCCGGTCGCCGAACCGGCCGCCGCTACGACAGTCGCGTGATGAGCGCCTACCGCGAGGCCCGCGGCCTGCCAGGTATTCGCACAGGTTCCCGCGTCGCGCCTGGCGGCGCTGCATTGGTCAGTCCTAAAGCTGTAGCCAGAGATCGCGCCAGGCGCCGCCGCAAATCCAAGTAACCCATGGCCACCATCGGCGACCAGCAGCTGACGCTTGCCGACGACTTCGCCGAAGCCCTTGACGGGATCGGCGATCGATCGACGGCCAACACGCGCAAGGCATTGCTGGCGGCCATGCGGGCCACGTTGCGGGACCTGCGCCGCTGGTACTCGGCCGCCGTGGATCCCACGCTCCCCGCCGAGCGCTCCGCCGATGGTGCTCTGCGCCGCCCTGCCAGCTACAGCATCGCCGAGAGCAGCAGGAAGCTGACGGAGCTGCAGCGCATCGCACAGGCCTACCTGAGCCCCGCACAGCTGCAGGCGCTGGCCAGGCGGTACGCGGTCGACCTGGAAGCTGCCACGGCCCTCGGGGGCGAGCTGGAGCGCCAGCTGATCGAGCTGACCGACCCAGGCACCGTGGCCGCCTCCCCGTTCGTGGGCCCCAACCGTGAGGCGATCAGGGCCGCGGCCGCAACCACCAGCGCCTACATCCGGGCGGAGGTGGAGAGCTTCCGCGACCGACTCGGGCAGATCGTCACCAGCGGGGTGAGCCGCGGCCAGGGCTTCCGGGCGATCGAGAAGGACGTGCGGGTGGCCCTGCAGGGCGCCAAAGACCCCCAGGGGCTCACCCGCAGCATGGGCCTATTCCAGCGGGCCGAGCTGATCGCCAGGAGCGAGCTGAGCAACGCCTACGTGGGGGCGCAGAAGGCGGCGGCGGAGCGGAACGGGTACGCCTACGCGCGATGGATCGCCACGAAGGACGAGAGGACCTGTCCGGTGTGCGCCAGCAGGCACGGCAACGTCTACCGGCTGGGGGAGGTTGTGGCGCCTGGGCACCCTCGCTGCCGGTGTTCGCTTGCCCCCGTGAGCACCGAAGCCGTGGAGGAGAAGGACCCCAAAGCCCGCGCCCAGATGCTGCGCAGCGCCTACTGGGAGAAGTCACAGGAGGACGTGGCCAAGGCCTTTGCCAAGGGCAAGGGCTGGCCTTTTGAGAAGGCTTCTCAAGTGCTGGCAGACCACCTGCGCAAGCCCTCGCCATCGGAGCGGCGCCAGTTCCCGGACATCGAGACGGCGGCGCTGCCGGTGGGGTGAGGGTTAGGGTTTGCGGCGGCGGGTGGGCGGTAGTGACTTGCCGGCCTTGCCGGCACCACCACCACGCAGAGCACCCTTGGCCGACGGCTTGGCCAGATCCGCCACGCCGCGCATCATCCGCGCATCGCTCTGCGCAAGCTGGCGCAAGCTGCCGCGAAGCGTTGCAGCCACGGACCCGCGACCTTGTGCCTGTACCGCCGCACCCTGTGCCGCTGGCGCCCTGCGAGGGACGCGAATCTTCTCGCCAGTGATTGATTCAACCTCCCGAATCCAACGCGCGTCAGACTTTGCCAGGGACTGCAGGGTGTTTCGCAGCGTGCTGGTCATTGACCCCGGCCGCTGCGCCGCCGGCACGCGACCTTGACCGGATGGCATGGCGGTGGCCCGCATGGCTTCCGCCTGTGCTCCGCCGCGAGGTGGGTTGCGCACCTTCCCGCCCTGCCCCTTCAACCGGGCCGTCTGCGTTGCCCGAAGATTCCCCGCCCCAGTCCGCAGCCTGCCGCCCCTGGCCGTGGCCCCATCGCCCGTGCCCGTGATCCGGCCGGAGTTGTCGCGGGTGAGCCTGTTGCGCCCCCGCGGGGCTGGCTTGCTGGCAGGGCGCTGGCTGCCGGTGCTGCCGCCCCCGGCAAAGCGCCCGTTGCTGTCTCGCTTGTACGTGCGCCCCGCTCGCCCCTTCGCCATGGCCCTTCTATCTGATGCCTTGAGTTTTCCGTCTCGCCTTGCGCAATCTGAAGAAACGCCACAAACTGGCGCCAGCTGCTTGACAACATGGCCGCCGCCATCGCCATTTCGGACGCTCCCCCCAATGCCCTGTGCCCGAACCTGCAGCTGCTGCTGGCCCTGTTCGTGGGCGTGCTGACGCGATCGGAGGACGGCGTGCGGCAGGGCCTGAGGCTGGCGGCCACCACCCTGGGCGACGATGAGGCGCAGGAGCTGGCGGAGCTGCTGGTGCGCATGAGCGATCCGGTGAGCCGGTTCTGGCTGTCCCGGCTGGATGGGCCCCGGCGGAATCCAGGGAAGGCGTTCCGGTGATGGCCTGGCGGTGGTAGGGTTTGGGGGTCAAGCACTCGGCTTCCTCCGGGTGAGTCCCCGGTGGCTGCGCTCGTTTCTCAGGCCAGAGCAGCACCGGGCTTGGTTGTGGTTCAACCACTCAGCAGCCCAAGCCCCCACCGACTGCCATCGGTGGGGGCTTTCTCATGCCTGCCCTCCCCGGAAACCTCAAGGGAAGCCGGCCGCACGCCCCCCTCCGATGCCTCAGCCTCTGACGCCGCTGAACACGCTCTGGCGCAGCAAGCTGGCCACGCCACCGGCCACCGTGGATGATCGGGAGCTGATCAGGATGCACTGCGGCTGGGGCGGCCACTACGAGGCTCTGGAGATCCTCACGCAGCGGATGAACGAGGTGGCGGAGACCTACTCGCCAACCGTGACCACGATCCAGGGCTGGCTCGATCGCATTGACGTGCTGGAGCAGGACCACGCCGACGCGGTGGAGGCCGGCACCGCCCACCTGGCCAACGCCGAGGAGTACGAGGGGCCCATCCCCGGCACGGCGCCCACGCGGGAGCAGCAGCTGAACACGGCGGGCAAGCTGGCATGGGACACCAGCCTCCTGAAGGCCCGGTATCGCTTCGGGGGTGCTGCGGGGGCCGCCGGCAACGCTGACGGGCAGCGACGGGCGGAGATCAGCCAGCTGCGCCACCGGATCCTCGACGCCCTGGCCCTCGATGAGCAGGCGGTGACCAATGGCGGGTTCGGGTACTCGGGGCTGGTGAGGAGCTGAGGGGAAAACTCAAGGCACCCCGACCCGCCGCCATGGCCGCCAAGAAGCCCACCGCCGCGCAGAAGAAGGTGGCCACCGTGATGCGTGAGTTCAAGGCCGGCAAGCTCCAGACGGGCAAGCCAGGCCCCGGCAAGGGCCCCAAGGTCAAGAGCCGGAAGCAGGCGGTCGCCATCGCCCTGTCCGAGGCGGCGCGGATGGGGAAGAAGGGGAGGGGGCGGAAAACTCAGAGCAGCACGTAGCACCCCCCGTAGATGGCCCGGACGTACAAGCGCGACGCAAACGGCAGATTCGCCGGAGGTGGCGGCAGCACCCGATCGGGCCGGCCGGCTGCCAAGCCCGTCAGCAGGGGCAAGAACCGCATCACCCGCGACAACGCAGGCAGGATCGCCAGCGTCGGCGGCGAAGGGGCCACGGCGCGAGGTGGGCGGCTCAGGACGGCGGCAGGGAACAAGCGGGCGGTGCAGACGGCGCGGATCAAGGGGGCGGGTGGGAAGCTGCGGAAGCCGATGGGGGGTGGGGGCGCAGCGCAGCCGGCCGCAAAAGCCGCAGCGCCATCGGCACAGCCCAGCCGGCAATCCGTTAAGTCAAAAAGCAGTAAGCGAACAGCGAAAAGCATTGATTCCGCCAAGGTTGAAAGAATACTAGGAAGGGTGCAGCAAAGCCCGGCTTACCAGGGAAGAACGAGAAGATTGCTCGCAGCTAAGCAGTCTGCCGGAGCGGACACGCGGCGACGCGCAGCTGATTTTCTAAGCAAGCAAGCAGGCCTTCAGCCCGACGGCACAAGCATGGGCCGCAAGCGCTGGAAGGCGCCTGAGGGAATGACGCAGCAACAAATGAAGCAGAACATTGCGGATAGTCTTCCCAAGCAATCGCGCAAAAGCACAGCACGAACAGGCAATAAAAAACTTGTGACGAGAGCGCAAAAGCGTGATGAGAAGATTCAAGAGCGGCTAAATCCTGCACGCGTCTCGTATGTCTTCGGCCGCGAGGCTCCCAAGCCCAGCACACCGAAGCGACTATCTCAGGGTTACGACGGCGGCACTGCTCGCGGAAGCAAGGTCCTTGCCCGCGCTGCCTCTCGCCAGCGCGCGCGCCGTCGCGTGACCGAGGCCTTGGCTGGCACTGGACGACTGATGCGACCAGCTGCCAAGCTTCAGAGGGGAAGGGCTGGCCAGCGGAGCTTGCTTGGCGGACGCGCTACAACCTATGGGCGCCTTCGCCGTCGCTAACCCATGCCCACCCCCTTCGCCCCCTACGCCAGCCTCCGCCTCCTGTGGCGCGACCCCACCGCCAAGCCGGTGAACCTCCGGGATGGCCCCACGTCGGCCACCGTGCGGCTCGTGGTGATCGAGGCCTTCATCGACGCCAGCCCCTCGGGCCCCAACGGCCAGGACGCGGGCGGTATTGAGATCGGTTCTCAACAACTGGAGGGCAACATCACCCGCTGGGCGCTGGTCCCCAACGGCGCCACCTGGCTCGACAGCGGCGCCTCCTGGGCCTGGACCGACACCGGCCTGCGACCCCCCGGCTTCGTGGCTGGCGTGCGCATGGAGGCCTGGGAGGGGCCCCTGGCGGAGCTGCCCACCACCACCAACGGCCGCCGAGGCTGGTTCACCATCGGCACTCTCTCCGGCACCGGCGGGATTGATGCCCTCGTGCGCGTGGAGGCGGGCGACGAGTTCACCGGGGTCTTCGCAGACGGCCGATGAGGGCCACGGTCCGCACGAGGGTTACGATCGACGCCACCTTCTCCCGGCGCGTGCAGGCGGCGGCCAACCAGGCGGCGCGGCAAACCTTTGACGAGGCGTGGGCCCACATCCTCGACACCATGGGCAGCGAGGTCTGGCAATGGCCATCAGGGCGCATCACCTACCGGGGCGGCACCTACCGGCAGGACGGCAGCCGCACCAAGGGCCAGCCCGTCGGCAGCCCCCGCAACATCGTCGATACCGGCCTGCTCCGGGCGTCCGGCTACATGATCGTCGACGGGGCCCTGGCCACCTTCAAGTTCCCCCTCGGGTACGCCACCGCCGTCCACTACGGGGCCGACATCTACCCATGGGGGGACAAGACCAAGCCGAAGGTGCACCTGCCCGCCCGGCCCTTCGTGACCGCCCCCCTGGGCCTTGATCCCTACCCCGGCGTCCCCGTGTTCCCGCTACGCCAGACCTTCCGGGAAAACTTTCAACGCGCATGGAAAACGATCAAGTGATGATGAAGAAAACGTTACCCTTTATCGTCAAGCCAGCGGAGCCCGCCGAGCCGTTCGCCACCGTCGGCGATGATCGCGTCGGCACCCTGCAGATCCCCCTCTACGGCTGGCTCACCGGCGATGAAGCCGCAATCATCGGCGCCGTTGATCCTGAGAACCGCCAGTACACCGAATCCTGTTCCGCTGCGGTCGAGCTGGCCAAGGTCGCCGGCTTGTCCAGTGCTGACGCCTATCGGGCCCTCGCCAGGATCATCGCCAACCTCTCCGGCATGGGGAAGCCCCTCTCGCGGGAAGAGCAGGAGCTGAAGATCCAGCACTGGCGCATCTTCGCGCCGCTCATCCACCTCAGCCAGCAGCTGAACAACGAGCAGAACATCCGCCGCGTCACGGCCATGGCCCGCCGGCTCGATGGCTGCGGCGATTGGACCGACGCCGACAGCCGCGCCCTCCCCCCGCCGCTTCAGACCGCAATGGCGGACGTGGCCTGGCGGGAGGAGATCGCCATGACCCCCGAGGCTGACCCCCTCGTGCAGGCTGCCCTGCTGGAGGCTGACCTGGGAAAGCTGCTGCCGGAACCCTCACCGCGCCCAAGCCCGACTGGGGAGACCTCTACTGGCAGTTCCGAAACTTCTACCCCACCGACCCCGACGGCAGCCGCGAGCGCTTCGGGAAGCTCCCGGCGCCCTACATCCTCGAAGCGATCGACAGGGGCCACCGCAGCCGCCGCGAAGCGCTCCACGCCGCTGAGCTGAGCACCGCCCAGCTTGCCCTGCTCCAGGCGGAGGCGAACCGCGACCGCAAGCAGCGTGCCAAGCCCTTTGAGCTGGCTGACTTCTGCTTCTTCGCCGATCGCACCGAAGCAGCCCTCCCCCCGGCCGCCGCTGGCGCCGCCCTGCTGGCCCTGCTCCAGCGCGACCTGATGCCCGGCTGGGCGATCGGGCCGTGGTGCGAACCTCTCGAACAGGCAGGCGCCGGCCACGAGGCCCCCGCCCGCCTCTGCTGGGCCGCTGACGATGCCCTGATCCTGGCGCCGTGGCGTGCCGACGCTGACCACTGGGCGGGCTTCCTGATCGTCGACCGCAAGGCCGTGGGTCAGCCCCGCACCCTCTGGTCTGAGGATGGCGAATCGGTTGACCTGCTGATCCCCGCCACCCTGGCCACCGCCGGCGCGTTCCTGTTCGCCCGCGAAGGCGTGACGCTCCCGATCATTCGCTGAGCCCACGGAAAGCTCAGGGCACCATCACCGCCTGAAATCATGGCTGCCAACGCCTACGGGGCGACTGTCGACGTACTGACCTACATGGTCCCCATGCTGGCGTCGGCCGTCGATAGCGACCAACTCGAAACCGCCCGCACCAACCTCGCCGGCTTCATCGACACCGCCACCGCCCTGCAGGGCCGCGGGATCTTCGACTGGAGCGGCAAGGGCACCACCGCCTCGCCCTTTGTGGCGTTCGCCAACAGGGTCAACCTCACGATCACGACCGTGGCGCGGGCCACCAACGTGGTCACCATCACCACCTCCGCGACCCATGGCCTCGTGGCCGGCGATCGGGTGCTGGTGACCGCCGTGACGAACACCACCGTCAATGGCGTCTTCACGGTGGCCAGTGCCCCCACCACGACCACCTTCACCTACGCCAACACCGGCGCCACCATCGCCTCTGGCGCCGATACCGGCACCGTCAGCAAGGGCATCCTCAAGCTCGACGGCACCGACAAGGCCGTCAGGATCATGGGCCTTACCGGCATCCCCCGGGCGACCGACACCCAGACCGATGAGAGCCTGACCCTCGACCCCGAGGACTCCGGCGCCACCATCCAGGTGGCCAGCTCGAACAGCTTCAGCTACGCCATCAGCGGCCTGGTCGACCGCAAGAGCTACGCCTGGAAGCTGTTCACCATGCTGTCCGAGTACGGGGTGATTCCCGGCCTGGCGGTCAAGTTCCTCCGGGTGGGCCCTGCCGGTTCCTCCGAAGCTCAGATCGGCTTCGGCCGCGTCAACATCTCCGAGGACGGCGACGCCGGCACCCTGCAGAAGTTCTCCGGCGCCATCACCATGATCGGTGCTGCGCGGACCATCCCCGACAACACCGGGATCGTATGATCCACGGCGGGAAGGACTGAGCTGGAACCTCAGCGCTCAACCACGGGATCACCAGGCGCCTCGGACGGGGCGCCTTTTTGTTGGGCGGCCAGCACCTCCCGGGCGGCGCCACAGGCCTCGGCCCATGGCCGCTGCAGGCCCTGCCGCATCGCCCAGCTTGTGGCGGCCCGCTGGCCCTGCCAAGCCCTGAGGAGCATCTTCGCCAGCTTCTGAAGCTCCAGCACGTCCGTGGTGCCCTCAATGGTGCGGCGCATCCGCTCCAGCTCAAACTCCTGTCCCACCGTCATCGCCATCGGTTGCAGCTGATCCATGGCCAGGCTCCGGGGGTGCTGGTTTGCTGGGGAGGTTTCCGGGATCCCCTGCGGAAAGCTAGGGGAGCATCCCCCTCAGAGGCGGCCCGATGATGAACGGAATGGCGAAGACCAGCGGCGGCAAGGCCAAGAAGCCCACGGTCGCCAAGGTCAAGAAGGCCACGACCTACAAGGCCAAGAAGCCGGGCGCCGTCACGATGAAGGCCACGGCAGCCGCCAAACCCAAGCCCAAGGCCAAGCCCACGCGCATCCTGGGCTGATCTGTGACGCTCCCCACCACCACGGAAGGCGTCTACGACCTGCTGGCGGCTGACACCACCCTGGCGGGCCTGCTGGGCACGTACCTCTACCCCGATGGCACCACCCTGCCGGCCCTGTCGCGGCAGTTCATGAACCAGGCGCAGGACGAACCGACCGCCGTGGCGCGTGGGGTGGAGGTGGTGATCTGGCGGATCACCAGCGACGACCCGCAGGTGTGCGTCACCGGGGAGATCATCGTCAACCCCGTGGTGCGGATGGTGGCGACCCAGTGGGACACGGACCCCACCGGCGGGGCCTACCACCTGCAGGCGGCGGTGCGGCGGATCCAGCTGCTGCTGCCCGGCTGCCGATCGGCCGATACGACCGTGCCGGATCTCACCACGGGCCTGGAGCAGCGGGCGCTCTCGTGGTCGGCGCCGCTGGTGATCGCGCCCTAATCGAGGCCCCAGGGATCGCCCCGGGGCCCACGGGCTCAGCCCTTGCGCTTCCGGCCGCCGACCCCCCGCTTCTTCTCCATCGCCCGCACCTTGGCCTGAGCCGCCTGGACTGCCTTGACGCTGGCGCGGATCCGCTGAGCACCGGCATCCTGCCGCTTGCCGAGGCCACGGGCAGAGGTGCGCCCACCGGCCATCATCTTGGCCTCCCTGGCCTTGCTGGTGGCGGCCTTGTACGCGGCCTTCGCCTTGTTCGGGGCGGCCTTGCCCGTCTTGGCCGGGGCCTTGGCGGCCATCTTGCTGGCGGCGACCTTCGTGCCCTTGCCCATGCCGCCGGTGGCGCCCATGCTGCGATCGAACATCCGCTTGGGCACGCTGCCAGCGGGTGCGGAGGTGCCGGGTCGCTTGCTGCCGAGCTTCGGGCCGCTGGCCTTCCCGCCCATCCGCGGGCCAGGCTTCGCCGCCGGGGCGGAGGCCTTGCTGGCAGCCTTGCCCTTGCCCTTCGAGCCGCCACCGCCTCCCCCACCACCGCCCCCGGCGAACCGCCCGTTCGCGTCACGCTTGTACGTCCGTGCCATGGAAAGAGGATCAGAGCTTGTTGCCCTGAGCTTTCCGCACCGCCGACCGCACCGTGAAAACCTAGGCCTGGCGCGGAAAGCTGAGGTGACAGGCGGGTAGCAGCGGTGGCAGATCTTGAGGTTTCAGCCAAGTTCGTGCTGGAGGGCGCCAAGGACCTGGCGGGCCAGCTGGAGCAGGCGGGCCGGGCCGGCGGCCAGGTGTTCGGCGAGTCGCTGTCCACCGAGGCCCAGAAGCGGCTCGATGGGATCGTCAACCAGGCCGAAGCCGCCGCCAAGCGGGTGGGTTTGGCCTTCAACAAGACGAAGCTCCGGTTTGAGGACGCCAGCGGCCAGGTGGTGCCGGATGACGTTTTCAACCGACTGGCGAAGCTCGACAAGGGCCTGCGGGACGCGAACCGCTCGCTGGGGCAGTTCGCATCCGAGATGAACCAGGCGGCGACCGGCAGCATTTCGGCACTGAAGACCCGGCTCGGCGAGCTGACAACACAGTTGGAGCGCGTGGCCATCGGCTCGCAGTCGTTCCGGCAGCTCAAGCGCGAAATCGCTGGGGTTGAGCGCGATCTGCGCAAGGCAGGCGAGGCCGGAGCGATAGCATCCCGTGGCATTGGACTGATGCAGGGCGCATTGAGCCTTGTGGGCGGCCTATCTGCGGCCCAACTCCTGCGCACCTCCATTGACCAGGCGATCCAACTTGAGACCGCTACAAAGCGACTGAGCAACACGCTCGGGCAGCAGGGCGCCGGGCGGGCGCTGGGCTTTGTGCAGGGAATCAGTGATCAACTTGGCCTTTCGTTCCGCGATCTTGTTGGCTCCTATGGGCGCTTCACAGCGGCGGCTACAGCGGCAAATGTGCCATTGAAGCAGCAAGAGGATCTGTTCACTGCTGTATCACGTGCAGGACAGTCGCTGGGGTTGAGTAGCGACGAAGTGAATGGGGCGCTTTTGGCGCTACAGCAGATTGCGTCAAAAGGCACCGTGAGCATGGAGGAGCTACGGCAGCAGCTGGGCGAGCGACTACCTATCGCCCTTGCCGCGACGGCCAAAGGCCTCGGCGTCAGCACGCAGTCGCTGATCAAGATGGTTGAATCCGGTCAGTTGACGGCCACAAAGTTTTTCCCCGCTTTCACAAAGGGACTGAATGACCTCACATCGGCATCTGGTGGAATGCCCACCGCTGCGCAGAACCTGCAGCGGTTCACGAACGAATGGGAGTCACTGCAGGTGGCGTTTGGGCAGAATTTACTGCCAATTATTACCAGTACTGTAAAGCAGCTCACCCTTGCGATCACAGAGCTCAAGGTTCAGAGCGCGGGCCGAGACCTTGGGCTTGGCAGGGGGCTGTTTGGCGGGTTATCAAATGAAGCGGCGCAGCTTGTTGGCGAACTGGACAGGGTGCAAAAGAAGTTTAATCTAACCGAAGAACAGGCAAAAAATATCTTTAGCGAAGCAGTTTCAGTATCGGGCGGAAAACGGACGGCATTTGGTGAGCTGATTGCGGATGCTGCGACCTATGACGGAATCTTGGCAAACCTTGAGCCGCGAGCCAAGCGCTTTCGTGAAAATCAGAAGGACGGTGCGGCCGAAACCAACGCGCAAGCTGCGGCATTGACCGCGCTGCAGGGCAGGTTGAATGAGAACATCAAAAAGCAGCAGGAGTCCAACGCCCTATACAGTCAGCGCACCGGCGTGTCCGCCTTGGAAGTAGAGGCGGAGCTGGTTCGTCAGGTTGCTGCCGGCAGGCTCACCCAGGCCGATGCCGACAAAACGATCGCCGGAGCACGCAAGCAGGCACTCGAAGAGGAGATCAGGGGGCAGGATGCGCTGATTGCCAAGCTGAAAGAAGCTAAGGCTCAGGGAGCCGAGGGTGGCACCGAAAAGGCCATCCTCGCCGCGCAATCCGCTAGGGCCCAGAAGGTGCTGGAAGTGGCGAAGCTCGAATCCGCGGCGTCGCAAGCTGAGGTGCAACGGCGCCAGGAAATGCTGCGACTTGCGCAGGGCCAGCTCGACATCGTGAGCCAGCGCATCGGCCTGGAGACCACCGCCAGCCAGCTGGTCTTGGGCCGCCTCCGGGCGCAGCAGCAGGTGGCGGAAGCGCTCCTGGGGCTCCAGCAGGCGCAGCAAGGGCTGGTGGAAAGCCAATTCAGCCTGGACTCCGCCCGGCAGGGGTACGCGCTGCGGACGGCGGAGGAGGAGCTGGCGAAGCTGCGGGATCGCGGCGCCGGGGTGGATGTGATCAGGCAGCAGGAGGAGCGCATCGCCAGCCTCAAGCGCGGGGCGGAGACGATCGAGTTCCGGGCGATGGAGGCATCGATCGCGGCGGCTCAGCAGCGCTTCCAGTTGGAGCGGTCGGTCCTCGTGCTCAAGCAACAGCAGCAGGTGCTGGAAGCGCAGTCGGCCCAGCGTGCGGCGGCGCAGAACACCCTGCAGCAACGGCAGCGGCTGCTGGAGCTTCAGGGCCAGCTGGTGGACCCCTCGATCAGCGCGGGGCAGCGGCAGGCGCTGCAGCAGCAGGTGGCGATCCAGCGCGAAGCGATCGGCCTGGCGCAGCAGCAGCAGCAGGCGGAGGTCGGCCGACTTCAGACCCTCGGGGTGATCTTCGGCCTTGAACGACAGACGCTGACCGCCCAGCAGCAGGCCACCGCCAACGGGTTCCGGGCCCAGGCCGCCACGAAAGGGTGGGAGCAGTCCCTGACGGGACCCCTGCAGAACCTCGACGCCGCCGCCGGCTCCACGGCGCAGGTGGCTGGGCAGCTGCAAACCATCAGCGCGGGCTTCATCACCGTGGGCGGCCAGACCGTGCAGATCAAGGGCAGCCTCGACGCCGCCGCTGGGTCTACCGCAGCTGCAGCCGACGCCGCCAACGCCCTCGCCAGCGGCTACGCCAGCGCCAACACCCAGGCCACCGCCCTGCTGGGCACCCTGCAGCGCATGGCCAGCGTCCCCCAGGCTCGCTGGGCTGGTGGCGACGTGGAGCCCGGCACTCGCTACAGGATCAACGAGCTGGGTCGGGAGTCCTTCATGGACCGCGCCGGCAACCTCAGCATGATCACCGCCCCCCGCAACGGCTTCTGGACGCCCCCCACCGCCGGTACGGTCATCCCTGCGGGCATCACCGCCTCACTGGCCGCCTCCGGTGCCTTCGGGGCCGCGGGGGGATCGTCGGGCCGCGGGGGCAGCAGGGCAGCAGCCATAGCCCCGCAGCGCTCCGGCAGCGTGCAGGGAGTCGGAAAACTCAATGCGGCAATCAACCGGCTCACCGCCCGCATGGATGCCCTCGTGGCCAAGGACTGGAACGTGCGGGTGGTGACCCCCAGCTCTGCCGGGGTGCTCCGCAGCATCGGGGGCTACTGATGCTCACCCTGTCCTACGGCGGCGCCACCTTCACCTTCCCGAACCTCGACCAGCACCCGCTGGCATTCGATGCCGTGGACGTGCGGCGCGGCCGGGCGCCGGAGTCGCTGCAGCCCTCGGGCCTGCTGCTCAAGCCCCAGGCGGACGACCTGCTTAACCTGTTCCGCTCCTGGCGCAACGCCAAGCTCGCCGAGGAGGCCCCGGAGCGCACCGGGACCGTGGGCGCCGTGGTGCTCGTGACTGCCCGCGGGCCTGGCTACTCGGGCGCCAGCGCATGGACCAGCCGGGCTGCATGGATCGACGCCATCGACAAGCCCACGCAGGTGGGGCCCTTCACGCGGGTAGGCCTGACGCTCGTGGATGCCAGCCAGGCGCTCGCGGTGGCCCTGCGGGAGCTGGAAGAGGGGGAGGAGCAGGAAGAGGCCCTCGGGCTGGGCACGCTCACCTTTGGCGGCGCCGTGGTGAATCTGACCGCACGGCCTGACGACATCGGGAACCTGCCGCAGCCGGAACTCTCCGCCGCCGGGGCCCACGTGATCACCGGCAACCTGGCCACGGTCGACCTGCACAACGTGCAGGGCTGGGTCACGGCCGCCCATCTGCCGAGCCTTGAGACATGGGTGAAGACCACGGCCGCCACGCCCTCGCCGGCCAATGGCACATGGGTCCCGAGCGCATGGACACAGCCGGTCGCCCGCCTGAAGCGCAACGCCGGGGCGGTGAGCATCGTCTATGACGTGAGCTTCACGGCCACCAAGATCCGCGCCGCCGCATGAGCAGCTTGGACCTCCGCCACTGGGTTTTCTGCAGCCTCGGGCCGGTGGACCCCCGCTCGCCCGTGTCGATCCAGGAAGACCACGTGCAGGGCCAGGGCTTGTGCCTCACCCGCGCCACGATCACGCTCACCGGCACACACAGGCCCGCCACGGGGTCCCCGGTGAGCCTGGCCTACAGCGATGGGGTCAACTACATCGCCAGGGTGCCGCGGCGCCTGCGGGTGCTGTCCAGCCAGGTGGACCCGCTGGAGGGCATCACCACGATCAGCGCGGGGTGCCTGCTGACCTACCACAGTAACCGCAAGCCGCCGGTTGAGTCGCTGAAGGAGACGGAGGAGAACTCGGACGTGCCGGAAGCGGTGCGACGGGTGGCGGCCCTGCCTATCTCCGCCGCATGGGTGGCTCACAGGATCCTGGTAACCCTGGGGCTCACAACCCCTGCCCCAATCCCGTTTCAGATCCGCCGGGTTGTCGATGAGTGGGATATGTCGTCGGGTTACGTTGAAGAACTCGGCAGGATTGCCCACAGCGAGGGATATTTCGCCTGGATCAACGAATCGGAGGGAGTTGAGTTTATCAGCAAGCGCAGCGACCCGGTAGGGCCCGGCCCAATCCTCACTGCGCCGCAGATACTGGAGATGTCACCCGTCAACGTGGGGGACCTGCCGGGCGATGCTGCCTTCGCCCGATACACCAGTCTCAAGCTCGTGCCGCCAGACAGCAGCCTGGACGAAAACCAGATCGCCCAACGCAACTGGGAGCGCGAGCAGGTGATTGGGGCGCCGGTGCAGGCGATCCATACATACACCAATGCCGCAGGGCAAACAATCAAAGAGTTTATTAGGTATAACGAGCGAAGCATCAGCGAGACGCGATACGACAGCCGCGACAGGGTGACAAGCCGAAAGGAAAGGCGATGGGGCCTCAATGGCGTTTACAGCACCGACACAAAGTTTTCATACGGTTCTGGAATTGGGAGCGCAGAAGATTTCGCGGACGTCCGGGAAGAGCGGGTGGAAGAGCGTGGGCCAAGGGGCGATCTACTGGCGGCGTGCGGCGCCAATGGGCCACATGCAAGCACGTTCCGCCAGGAGGGAACCATCCTCACCGGCTGGCGGTCCACTACTTATGAGAAAGACTCAATTTCGGGCATCACGCTCACGAAAACCAGTAACGCCACAATGTATATTAATACTCCGCACGGCTCTGATGCCATCAGCCGGCTACGGGATGCGGGGGAGCCACTGAGCGACTTGGTTGCCGCTGCTCGCAGGATCGTCGGTTATGGGTCGCAGATCAGGATTCGCACCGAACGAGAGTTTGGCCTACAGCGTCGACCCGGCCAACAGGACCGCAACCGTGCCGCACTGGAAAAGGTGCCCTCTGTTGAGCAGGTGGCCAACGTCTCCTGGGCCATGGGCTCACCCGCCAGCTCCACCGCCATTGAGCTTTCACCGCCGTACGTCAGCGATGACCGGATCGTGGCGAGCGGCTCCCCCGTCACCTACTCAGTGGTGCCGAGCAATGCGCAGGCCGAGGCCACGGCCTTCGCGCAAGGCGAAAACCGTCTCCTCCTCGGTAACCGCAACGGGCAGGGCCTGCAGCTGCACCCGCTGGACATGCCAGCCAGGCCGTTCGCACCCCTCTACGTCCGCATCAATGGCTGCACGGCCTGCTATCGCGCCAACGGCTCCACATGGACCCTGGCGGCCGATGGTACCCGCTGCACCACCGATGGCCTGTTCTGGTCCGCGGTGGATGGCACCGTCGCCAATGCCTGGTTCCCGCTGCCCCCCGGGATCGCCAACCTCCCAGGCGCCGCAGCGGTGACCACCAACGCCAACCCAAGGCCGCCCAACGCCATGGCCATCCCGGTGGGCTTCAACCCGCTGGCCCCCGACCTCTCGACCCTGTTCGCCGCCCTGCCGTCAGGCCTTGCGCCGGTGCCACGGGCGACGGTGGACCCCACCAAGTTCGTTAAGCCCTACAACGTCACCATCCCGGTGCGCGGTGGCGTCAGGGTGGGCGCCAAGGTGCGGCTCCAGCGGTGGCTGCCCAAGACCATTCAGGTGGCCGGCGGGGTCCGCGTGGGCGCCATGGGCCGGGTGATCCACATGATCGGCACCAGCAGCGGCGCGATCATTGACACCAAGCCGGCCACCCTGACCCAGGTGGGCGGGTTTGGCTCCACTGCCGCGCTGATCCTGCACTTCGACGGAACCACGCTCGTCGACAGCAGCACCAACGGCTACACGGTCACCGCCAGTGGTGCCGCAGCGCTCAGCGCCACCCAGTCCAAGTTCGGCGGCAAGGCTGCGGCATTCGATGGCAACGACGGCTTTGTGACCGTCACCGGCGCCAACCTGGCCGTGGGTGTCGGTAACTGGACCGTGCAGGCATGGGTGCGGCTTGCCTCAAGCACCAACAACACTGACTTTCGGTCGATTGTGCAATTTGGAGACACTTACAACAGCCCCGGCCTGTACGTATATTCAGAGATCTCCGGCGACAGCTTTATCGGCTGGTATGACGACTCGGTGTATGTCGAAGCACTTAGCGCGCCGATCCCCATTGATACGTGGGTTCATGTACTGGCAAGCAAAGAGGGAAGCACGGTGCGGATATTTGTCAGCGGCGTCAAGAGCGCAAGTGACTACACAATCACCGGCCCGACACCCACGGCAAACATCACATCCACGACCGTGCAGGTTGGTGGGGCTGAGCCTTTCACGTACGCTTTTGACGGCTACATCGACGACGTGGTGATTGAGCCTGGCCGGGTGGTGGACACCAACTTCACGCCACCGACGGCCGCATACCCGGACCCGTAGCGGAAACCTCAGGGCATGACCACTGTTACCAGAACCTGCGGGTTCATCCCGTTCCACGCCTTCCTTCCTGCCGCCATCTCGCGCGCCATCCATGCCCTGGGGGTCCACACCATCAAAGCCGCCCTAGGCACCGGCGTGCCGCTGATCCAGTCCAACACCATACTGCCTGACGTTGTGCAGGTTGCGAATGGCAACGGCTACACCACGGGCGGCGTGACTGTCAGCGTGACAGAGCCTGCCGAGTGGGTTGGTGGCACGTACCAATTCAACCCATCCTTCATCCCGACGATCAGCGCAACCGGCAGCGGGTTCGCGTTCAAGTCCATCGTCTTCTACAACCAGACCACCTCCGCAAAAAACTTGATCGGCTGTCTGTTCAGCTCCGGCGCCGGCCAGGTGTCCATCACCAACGTGGCCCAGAGCGGCACCACGGCAACCCTGACCGTCAACGCCCACGGGATGGCCAATGCCGACGTGGTGGTGATCGACCAGCTTCCGTTCCCCCGGATGAACGGGACCTTCGCCATCGCTGGCGTCACCACCAACACCTTCACCATCACGGTGACGAACACCGCGACGATCACAAGCCAGGCCGTCACAACCGGAAAGCTCATCAGGCCGGAGACCGTAACGCTCGGCGCGGGAGGCGTCTACAACGTGGCCTTTGATCCAGCGCTCGGCGCATTCACCGCATCAATGGAGGGGGTTGTCCTGTGACTCTGGCGATGGAATGGAGCAACGCGGAGCTCGCCCGCGTTCACGCCGTGGCCTATGCCGGCCGCCGTGCCCGGTTGTGCCTGGCGATCAACTCGACCGCGCTGACGAAGGAATCGACCACGGCGCAGTGGGATGCGGTGGAGATCAGCAGCCAGGCTGCCGACGGCTACGCCAGGGTGGTTTGGACGCTCCCTGCGGGGGCCTACAGCTTCGCCCTGGGCATGGTGCAGGGCACCGGCAACCTATCGACCTTCCAGGCCACCAGCGGAGGCATCGGGCTTGAGTTTGATACCGCCTACCTTGTGCTCGGCACGCTGAGCGGTGGCACCACCACGTGGGACACTCATGTGGCGGGGGTCCTGCCGATGCTGCCAGAGGACCAAACCCTCTCGCCCGGCCAGCCGCTGAGCATCGAGGTGTTCACCCTCGTGGACGACATCACCGCGGTGGCGTGATGCGGATTGAGGTTCGGACGCCAGCAGAGGTCAGCGAGGTCTCCAGGGCGCTGCAACGGGCGAACCAGAGGCGGTTGGCGGACAGGCAGGCGGACGGCTGGGCGGAGCGTGATGCGGTGCGACTGGCCAGGCGAGCTCAAGCGCTGGCGAGCAGCCCGGCCAGCCGGAGGGCAAGGACCGACCCATGGCGAGGCGCGGTGCCCGAGTTCCCGCTGGTCGCAGACGTGCGGGCGCAGCGACTGGGGAAGCGCTTCAAGATCGCCGGTGGTTACTACAGGTCCACGACGGCAGGCAGGCTGCAGGTACACACGGCAGACAGGAGTGTTTCAAGGGATATTGTGACACCCGTTGGGGCGGTTTACAGTCACATTGTCTTACCCGCAGGCTCTGGGCGGCTGATCTTGTTGGTGGGTGATTATGCAATAACGATCAGCAAAACTGAGATTAGAGTCAGGACTGGGCTTCCGTCACAGCTTGCCGCAATTGTGCGCCGCCTAAACAACCCACCCGAAGACGAAAGCCCGTGGACTACCTACCTCAGCCCTGCAATCCTTCAATTCAACCCAATAGGCCAAGATTATCCACTGATTTGGGTGTGGACCCCACTGCTTCGGTCCTACGGCTACGGGCACCTTGTCAACCGCGACGCAGACGGGCAAACCCCAGGCTGGGGCTGGACTCCGATCATCTTTTCCTTTTTGCGCAACTACGAAGGCGAGTTCCACCAGGTAAATGGCGATACATCCATGATCTACAACGCGTTCAGCCATGAATACATTAAAAGGAAGTACATCCCGGATGACGCTCCGCAATACTTTGTCACTGCGGACGTGCGGTTTCCAGACGTGGACGAAGATACAACCGCAAACTATTATTATTTCAAGGCACCCTCAAGCGATGGAACCAGCGTTGGATCCAGCGGCTACCCTACGCCAGATGGCACCATCTACCTGCCAAACGGGCCCGCTGGATACAGCACCCAAGGCACCCCAAGCAACCCTGGGGTAGTGCTGCTGCCGAACAGGGGTGATTACACGCGCGAGGTGGTCGCGTTGGATGACTCGCAATTTAGCGGGGAACCCCCTACAGAGCGAGACTTTGAAACCGGCTATACGGGCACCTACGAGTACGACCGCCCCTTTGCCGCCTGGGACTGGGACCGCCCGCTTGCCTGCTGGATCGAGCTGATCCGCCTTGGCTTCACCCCCGATGATTTGATGCTGTCCGAGGAGGAGCAGCAGGCGCTGAGCGAGGCCGACCCGGCGGAAGCTGGTTTCAAGTTCTGAGGCACCATGAGCGACACCAACCAACCCATTACGATCCCCGCCGCTGCTGCCTCCCTGGCGGAGGTGGCCTCCCTGGTGGCCCTGGCCAATCGCCGCCGGCTGCAGCAGGCCGAGGATCGCCGCCGGATGATCGATCAGGTGCTGATTCGGGCGACGAAGGGCTGAGGGCAACCGGAAAACTCACGAGGCAACTTGCACCGGTGGCGCGACGCCCCGGCACCGCATGAAGACCAAATGGACCGCTCGCACCCTCCTGGCCGAGCTGCTGAACCGTGTCGAGCCGACCCCGGAGGGCGAAGAGCAGGGCGGCGGACAGGAAACCGGCAAGCCCACCGGCGCCAAGGACCCGGCCGCTGCGGGTGACGACGAGGACATGGGCCCCGCTGGCCAAGATGCCCTGCGGAAGGAACGCGACCGCGTGCGGGCCCTGGAGCGCCAGCTGGGGGAGCTGAAGAACATGAGCCCCCAGATCGCCGAGCAGGTGGCGGAAGCTCGCCGGCGGGTCGAGGAGGCCGATGAGCGCGTGCGGCGTGCTGAGGAGGACAAGACCCGGGCCGTGGACGAAACGCGCCGCCGGCTGGACGAGAAGCACAAGCGCGACCGCGACAGCCTCCAGGCTGAGCGTGATGCCGCCATCGCCGCCAAGGAGCAGCTTGCGATCCGAACCGCGTTCAACGAGGCCTTCAACGCCGCTGATGGCCGCCCTGGCGGCGAAGACGGCCTGACGCACTCGGAAGCGGTGTTCAATCAGCTCAAGGCCAATTTCGCGCTCAAAGATGGCCGCACCATCGTGGTGGATAAGGACGGCGATCCGGTGATGGCCGCCGACAAGTCGGGGCCCATCGAGCTGAAGGACTGGCTGAACCTCAAGGCGGACAGCTCCAGCGTGATCGGGGTCCACTTCAAGCCGGTGGGTGGCGCCGGCTCCGGTGGCCTCCTCGGCGCCCGCGGATACCGGCCCATCCAGGGCCGCGACCCCAAGGACCTGGTCAAGATGACCCCCAATCAGCTGCTGAACAGCGCCTACCCGGACTGATTCAGTAGCTGAAGCCCGCTGAAGGTGGCGGGAAAACTTAGGGCGGACCTGGAAGGCGCGATGCCTGCAGGCCCGCCCTTTCCGCTTGGCGCGATGCCTGCGGGGGGCGAATCGACCACCTGATGCCTTCCCGCGTCAGCCACAGCGCAACGGAGCGATTCCGGGCGGTGTTGCCGATGCACCACGGATGAGCGTCGGCGGTACTCCCTCCATTCATCCCCTATCCATCGAATCAAGTGGCAACCCTTACCCTCTGGGAGCAGTTTCAGCTCCGCGCCAGCCAAGGCGCCTCCGAGCAGGAGCTGGCCGTTCGGGCCGGCATCAACCTGTCCCCCCTCAACGCCATCATCCCCTTCACCGGTGTTGACAACGGCGCCTATGCCTACGGGCTGGAGCGCGAGCTTCCCACTATCAGCCCTCGTGCCCTGAACGAGGCGAATGACGACAGCCTCGGCCGCGTCACTCAGGAAGCCGAGGTGCTCAAGATCTACGGCAAGGACGTGAAAACGGACCGCGCCGCGATCGACATGTACGGGATGCGGGCTCACCGGCAGCAGCTCAACATGAACATCCGCGCCCTGCGCCTCCGCCTGGAGCGTGATTTCATCAAGGGCAACAAGTCCGAGAACAGTGGCCGCAACGCCTCCGGCCTGGAGCACCTGATCACCGCTGGTTCCAGCCAGTACATCAGCAACCACGCCACCGCCGGCCCCCTCTCCCGCGCCAAGCTCGACGAGCTGATCGACGCTGTGGACGTTCCCCCGTCCGAGAAGCGGCTGATCGTAGGCAAGCACATGGGCCGAATCCTCGGCGCCGCTGCTTCCAATTCCAACTTCGCCGGCAACGTCGACTTCCGACTCAATGAGTTCGGCAAGCAGGCCGCGTTCTTCAACGAGGTGGAGATCATCCGCACCGACGTGGATGAGAACAACGAGCCCATCCAAGGGTTCACCGAGGCCAGCAGCACCACCAGCATCTACTGCGTGGCCCTGGGCGAAGGCCTGGTGACCGGCATCCAGGGCTTCGTAGAGGTGCCCAGCGGTGGCCGCCAGGAAGGCCTGGCCGTCTACGACGTGGGCGAGATGCACCAGACCCCGCACATGCTTACCCGCATTGCCTGGTATCTCAACTTCGTGATGGAGAACAAGCGGGCCGCCGCTCGCCTGGACAAGATCACCAGCGCCACGCCGATCGCCTGATAGTCAGGCCAACCCCGTCCCATTCATCCTCTGATCTGTCATGCCCCAAGCAACTGGTCTCGCCCCCGTCCGGGGCTACACGGTCGACCGTGACGCCGTACTGCTCGGCGCCATCCGCGCCGGCGACGGCGCAACGGCCGGCACCCGCGACGGCTCCGCCCGCGTGCTCTCCGACGCCCTCAACCTGGCCGACACCTTCAAGATCGTGGCCAACGGCGGCGCCTCCAACGCCTCCGGCGGGTACTACGTCGAGGTGGCCCACGTGGCCCGCGGTGCTGCCGTCGGCACCGCTAACCCCGCTGCCTACGTGCGCCTGGGGAGCATCAGCCTCAACGGCCTCACCCCCGTGGAGTTCGCCATCAGCGGCGCCACGATCGACGCACAGGTTCGCGCTGCCGCCTCCCCGGCGATCACCGGCGATGTGCGCGTGGTGGCCCTGCGGCTCGTGGCCGGCACTGGCGTAGGCCTCAACGGCCTGGCCGTGCCCACCAACGCCAGCGCGGCAACCATCCACTACCAGCCGTTCTGATCGGCTGCGACCCGGGCAGGGGCTGGCTTCGGCTGGCCTCTTGCCCTTTTCATTCCTCCGCCATCCTGAGCGATGCCTGAGCTCCAAGTCTTCGCCAACATCACGTTTGACCGGCCGGCGCCAGCTGAGCCCGCGGAAGCCTCCGAGGCCCCCGAGGCGCCGTTGCCGGTGGTCATCACCCCGATCGATGCGCCCGATGAGCAGGCTGATCCCGAACCCGAACCCGATTTCGAGGTGCGCGATGGGGTGGCGAAAGCACCCCGGCGCCGCCGGGAAAACTCCAACCAGTAGGGCGCACATCAGTGGCGTGGGTCACGGGCAAAACCTGGGAGCTGGAGCAGGGCCGGGATAACCCGCTCTCGTTCCGCCTGTGGGCCGACGCCGCCAAGACCACGCCCTGGGCATTCACCGGCTACGACGTCAACGCGACGATCAGCGACGCGAGCGGCCGGAACGTCTACCCAGTCACGGTCGAAGCTGACGCCACCCTGGGCACCGTGCGCCTGATCGCCCTTGAGGCCACCGTGGCCCAGCTGAAGCCCGGCAAGGCCTACCGCTACGACTGTCTGCTGGTGGCGCCGGGTGGATTGGTGGCTGATGACCCATTCCTGGCAGCCGGCCCCGCCGTTGTTGCACTGCGCACCACCCGGAGGGATCCATGACTTGTCCTGCTGTCATTGAAGTCGTCACGCCGGGACCTCCGGGACCTCCGGGCAGTGGCAGCACCAGCCTGACGGGCCCTGCGGTACTGGGCCGCGCCGAGGCAACTCCGGGCTTTGCCGCCGCCCTGCCCCTGGGCACCGGCCTGTCGATCGTCAACGGTGCGCTGACGGCGACTGGCGCCACCAACCTGAGCTACGACCCCGCCACGCGGCTGCTGTCGAGTTCCACCGGCGACGATGTAACCCTGCCGCTGGTGTCAACCACGGCGGCAGGCCTGGTGCCCTCCGGCTGGCTCACGGGTGCCGAGCCGGCAACCCTGCCGCACATCCATGGCGCGTTGGCCGGCGTGGTCTACGAGCACGTGCGCAACGTCAGCGGCGCCACGATGGCGGCCATGACGCCCTACCACGTGGTGGGCAGCCAGGGCGATACGGACCGGGTGCAGATCGTCCCGGCTGATTCGAGCGATCCGCAGACGATGCCGGCGTCAGGGATCCTGATGACAGCGCTGGCGAACAACGAGGACGGCCATGGCGTGATTGCCGGGGTGCCGACTGGGCTCAACACCGTTGCCAACCCCTCGGGCACAACCCTTTACGTCGGCTCGGGTGTGCTGACTGCCACCCCGCCGGCGACGAACATCCAGACCATTGCGGTTGTTGGCCGCAGCCATGCCAGCACTGGCAGCCTGGCGGTGGCGATTGGCCCCGCACTGGGTAACGCGGCCCTGCGCAACGTCGGCACAACCGCCGGCACCGTGGCCGCTGGTGATGCAGTGGCCGCCCTGGCCGCCCGGTTGGATCAGTTCCGGGACGCTGCGACCTTCTACGTCTCGAAGAGGATCAGCGCCAGCGACAGCAGCAACGGCACCAGCGAGGGCGAGCCGTTCCTGACGATCGGCGCAGCGGTGGCGGCGGCCAATGCCTACGTCACGGCGAACTCCGGCGCCAAGGCCAAGATCCACATAGGTCCCGGCCGCTTTGTCGAGGCCGCCCTGCCGCTCCGCCTCAAGCCCAACATCCTGATCCAGGGCGCCCTGCAGCGCGCCACCACGATCCAGCCGGCGGTCGGCCAAGAGCTCAACTCGATCATCGCCGTAGACAGCGGCTGCATGATCTGCGATATCACGTTCGCAGGCCACCAGGCGCAGAGCACCAGCCCCACCGATTCGACCGTGGGGACCCGCGCTTGGGCGATCACCTTCAACGAGCAGGCCAACGGCGGGGCCGGGGTGATCCTGACCGCCAGCCCCTACATCAAAGACTGTCTGAGCCTCACGGCCGAGGATGACGCAGGCGAGGCCGGCAGCACCAGCACCGGCGACTGTGGCGGCGGCGTGGAGGTGGATGGCGCGAAGTGTGCGCCCAACTCCCCCATCCGCTCGATGGTCGTCTACGGCTTCACCCAGCAGAACCTGGGAGGCCCTGGCGCGATCGTCAAGAACGAGGGCTATGCCGAGCTGGTGAGCTTCTTCGGCCTGTTCGGTACCTGGCACGTCCGGGCGGAAACGGGCGGCCAGGTAACGATGAGCGGCGGCGGGTGCTCGGAGTTCGGCATCTATGGCCTGATGGCCGATGGCTACAGCCCGACCGCAATCTTCACCGGCGCCCTGCTGGCCAATGCTGCGCAGGGTGACACCACCGTCGACATTGGCAGCCTGAGCGCCAATCGGATCGGCAGCGCCTCCCGCCCTGGTCCCGGCCAGCTGATGATCCTGGCCGGCACCATCTACGTGGTGCAGTCGGCCACCCCGATCACCGGCGGATTCCGGGTGGGCTTCTACTCGCCCACGAGCGTAGGCCTGGCGGCGGCGGCATCCACAGGGGCGGCGGTCAACTTCCGCCTTCGCAGCCAGATCAACGCCGGCTGCCACACGGTCAACTACGTCGGCAGCGGCACCAACTACTCGGCACTGCCATGGAACGGTGGAGTCCCGATCCGTGCCAATGAAACGGTCGAGACCAACTTCGGCCGCGTGTTTGGTGCGACCCTGAATGATGTTGGCGATTTCAAAGTTTCGGGTGGTGCGTTTGCCGTTGATGGCACCACTGGCGCTGTCACGATCAACACCAGCAGTTTCAACCTCTCCGGCCTGAATGCCATCGGCCCATTTTCGCGCAACGGCGGGATCAGTACCGTTGGGGTGCAGCTGCAGGAGGTGAGCAACAGCACCAACCTGCTGGCATCCACCGGCGTCAGCGATGGCAACACCGCACCGACGCAGCTTGCGGTCAGGACCTATGCCAGCAGCAGCTTCTTGCAGGGGCTGACGGTAACGGGCGGCCAGCCGATCAGCATTTCCGACACGTCCACAACGGACGGCGCTGGGTTCGCAATTCGCAGCCGGAATATCGCGCTCAGCCTGAACACCGCCAATGGGCTGGCGCGGCTGGATGGTAACGGGCTTCTGCCTGTAAGCCTGCTGAACCTGAGCGCCCCCGGAGCGATCGGCGGCACTACGCCAAGCACAGGGCAGTTCACCGGCGTCGGCCTCGGTGGCGTTGCGCCTCGCACTGGCTATGCGGCGGTGCTGGGATCCAATGTTCTACCTCGTGCGCAAATCGTCACGGTCTCTGGCTCCACCTACACCTGCGACATCCGCGCCGCTAATCGGTTCATGTTGGCAGCCGCCATCGCGGGGAATACTACGATCGCGTTTACCAACGTCGCGGACCTGGCGGTAGCGGGCGGGTTTGCGGAATACGTCGAAGTGGAAGTAGATTTTCGTTACACGTCTGGTGTGATCACGATTTCAGCAGCCGGATTTACGACCACATGGGATGGCAACACCGCAGCGACGCCAACGGCTGGGGAGATTGAAACTCTGATCGTTCGGATCACCCCGGCCGTCACAGGCACGCCGTTTACTACGCCCACGGTCTACGTGGCGCCGATGCGGGGGAGAACGTGATGCTGGGGCGCAGTATGTTGCTTATGGCCAGCAGAGCTGCGAGACCAGCTATCGGTTACTGGTTCCCGCCAACTCCTTACGAAGATTTTGCGCAACTTAGGTCTACAAATTACGGCACTGTTACAGATGCAGTGACAACGCCTGCGGGAACATACCCCGGCAGCAACGCATTCTACGGCGGCGTCCTGCTGCCGGATGGTCGCGTTTTCTGCGTACCGTTTTCCTCAACCACCGCAAGAATCTACGACCCCGCTACCAACACAACAACAACGCCCGCAGGAACCTACCCAGGTGGTAGCGCGTTCATTGGCGGCGTCCTGCTGCCGGA